CTATTTACTATAGGCTTTGATTGGATAATGATCTGAGAAATCATTGTATACATAGTAGTAAGGGAAGGCATAGACATCCCATGGCTTAGGTTTTTCAGTAACAACTTCATTAACTAATTGTTTTGGTTGTTTATGATCTTTATCTGTAAATATATAGTCTAAATGTTCTGGTTTACCATTAGGATAATTATATTTCGCGATAGAATTTGACTGTGGATCCCATGTGCTATTGTGTCCTGCATATAGAACATCATTCACGTTTAAGTTTTTAAGCATATCTTTGAACTCTGGAGTACCTTTATTAACATTCAAATCGCCACCGATATAAACCGTTTCATCTTTAGGTATGTTTTTCTTTTTAACAAAGTCGCTGATTTCTTTCATTTGTTCAGCTCTAATTTTTCGATCATGTCCAGCGCCACATCTTGAATCTTCAGATTGTGTATGTGTACCGATAACGTGAACGTTCTTACCGTTTTTCTCTATCTTTGTATAAACAAAGCCTTTATTACTGTCATTGTCGAATCCACAACCGCTTTTGAAAACATGCTGGATTTTTTCTTTAATAGGATATTTACTTACAATCGCTACGCCGCCATCTTCAGCAACAGTTGATGAGTAGCTACCTTCAGTTTTGTCCCAACCTGATTGAGAACGACCGAGTACAGGTGTTTGGTAAGGATATTCTTTTTTTACATTACTTAATAATTTGTCTGATGCACCATTATCAAATGCTTCATTAAATATGACGACATCATTATTTTTGATGTAAGAAGATTGTCCAATTAAATCAGCACGCTTATATTGACCCCAATTCGGATACATAGAAACCTTGTAACAACAGTATTTATTGGGTTTGGAGTCCCTAATGGGTCCCTAAATTACATACTTTCTAAAATTTTAGTTGTTTTTTTGTCCTCTTCATTAAATTTTTCTTCTAACAAATGAGAATACACAGATGTAGTTATTGCTATATTTTTATGACCTAATCTTTTAGAAATGTAATGTATAGATACACCTTTTGCTAGTAAATAAGAACAATGAGTGTGTCTTAATGCGTGCGATGTAATAATTGGTATATTATTGACTCTACAGGCTGATTTCAAAGCATTATTGATAGCATGAAGGTTAATTATAGATCCGCCTTCTTTGAAAATGTAACCATCATAGCTAATTGCAAATGTACTTATGACGTCCATAATGTGTTTCATATCAGATTTAGCGATACTGATATATCTAGGGGAAGTATTGGTTTTTCGCTCGTCAATAAATATAGTGTTTTTCACTTGGTTGATATGCTCAATCTTTATATTTCTTGCACCACTGACACGACAACCCGTACAAGTCATTATGAATAGCGCTAATGATGAACGAGTTCTCTTCTTTCTGACGTGATCTTTTAGTATTTCATATTCAGTTACCGAGATGAATTTTTCTTGTTCTGACTTCGTAGGTTTTCCGGCTTTATAATTAACTTTATAAGCGGGGTTTTTAAAAATAAGTCCATCATATAATGCGTCATCTAAAGCTGACCGAATAGCACCGTTTGTTTTTCTTATAGTTTCTTTTGCGTGTTCTTTTGAATAGTCGTTTATGAATTTCTGATAAACTTGTCTATTTATCTTTGATAACTCCATTTTACCTATTTTATGTTTTTGTATATGTTGTAATGCATTTCTATAATGACGGTAGGTATTTTCTTTAACAACAGGTTGTTTATATGTTTTAATCCAATTTTCGAAGTATTCTTCAAGAGTTATATAGTTATCTATATTAAAACCACTTCTTAACTCATTTAACTTGTCTAGTCCAGCAGAATTAGCTTCACGCTTTGTTCTAAAACCTTTCTTACGGTATCTTTTTCCTTCATGCTTAAATTCATATTGCCATTTTTTACCATCGTAACAACGTGTTTTCATGCGTTCCCTCCTCAAAATTGGCAAAAAATAATAAGGGTAGGCGGGCTACCCTGTGGAATCAATTATCATTATTTATAATTTCAGAAACTCTATCATTGTATTCTCTTTGTGACAGACCATGATAGTCTTTTTGCATTGAAAGCTCTTCAATTTGTTTTTGAGCCTGCTCAGACATACCCTCTGTAGAAAAATCAGTGGGAGGCATATTATTTAAATCAACTTTTTGCTTTTTGTTTTGTTGAACTTGGACATTTTGCTGAGGAACACTATTTTGTGGTATCTGTTGTTGCGGTTGTTGAACCGATTGCTCTTGTGATTGGGGTTGTTCAACGGTTTGATTGTCTGGTTGTTGTTGTGTTGCAACTTCTTTTTCCTTATCTTTTTTCGATTTATTTTCCTTTTCCTTCTCAATTTTCTTTTCTTTTGATTTAACTTCTTTTTTAGATTCTTCCTGATTCTCATCATTTCCACATGCACTTAACACTAACGTGCTCACTAATAATAAACCTAACAATCTTTTCATTCTCATTTCTCCTTTGCTTACTTTTTATATTAAAACTCCATATAGGCGCTATTAATCAATACGTTTTCACACTAGTAGGCGTTTTTTTGTTTAGTAAAATCATAATGAATCTTCTTTGGTTAACTTATCGCCATCTAATTTTTGTGAAATAAATTCCAAGTATTTACGCGCATTATGTGACGATAAATCTTTAGGTAACTCATAAGTGAATGGTTGATTACCACTAGTTAAAACTTCATATACTATAGTTTCTTTTTTTATTTTGCAATTAGTTATTTTCATTATAAACTTCCTTTCAAACACTGCTGAAATAGACGTCTTTTTCAAATAAGCATGATTAATACTTCAATTCTTTAATCCACATATATTTAAAAGTGAGATGATAGGTAATGAATTCTCCCTATATAACTCTACCAGTGATATAAAACTCATCGTCATTATTTTTTGAAAGTTTTTAGCATTAAACAAATCCGTTCTATATCATTGTTGGATAAATCTTCTATTCTATTTATTTCTTCTTTTAAAAATTCTATTGTGTTATTCGATTGAGGTTTTTTCCGTATAAAATGGCTAGCTAGAGAACTTGTTAAAAGCCCTATAACTCCAATTCCCGATATCATAAGAATAAATCCAATCACTCTGCCTACAATTGTTGAAGGAGATAAATCGCCGTATCCAACAGTTGTCGTTGTTACAACTGCCCACCATAGAGCATCGCCGTAAGTTTTTATGTTTGGTTCAACTAAATATACAGGTACGCTCAAAGATGTTATAGTGACGGTTATAAAAACGAGCGCATTCATTAAGCCGTGTTGATTAAGTATGTTCAAAACAGTGGGTGTATACCTTTTCAGTATAGATAAGCACCTCAACAATTTGAATAATCGTATTAATCTTGCGACTTTAAATATAGAATCGAAGGGAATTATAGCTATAAAATCCCAAATGTTATTTTGAATAAATTTAATTTTGTTTTTACTTAACAACAAGCGTACCGTCACATCAGTAACAAAAATAGCATAAACAATAATGTCTATTGTTTTTAGAAGTGGATCGTTTATAAAAATGGCGGTAATAGCCAAAAGTGTTAGTACAAACAAAATAAATTCATAGTATAAAATTAATTTACTTTTCATAGTAACCACTCTTCTTTAGTGTGTTTGTATAGAAGTTTAAACATTGCTTAATCAAAAATAGAAATCAATTTGATTAAACTCTATATTCTACATGTATTCTTAATCCGTAGTTCGATTCTTGAGTAATAATTTTTTTCTTCCGAAAAATCTAAAATCTTATATTTCCCTATAATCAGTCCTTTTATTTGAATAGTTTTTGACTTGCTACAACTCTACCTACAATCTTAATCTCGTCATCTTTTCCGTATACTTGTGGATAGTGACTAGGATTGTTTGATTCAGGAATTAAAATAATTTGGTCGTTGTTGTAACGTATTCTTTTGACAGTACCGTTGTACCCATTGACTAATACAACGCCTAATTGACCATTTTCAACAGTCGAATCCTTTTCAACAACTACAACGTCACCTTCTTGAAAGAGTTTGTCCATACTATCCCCAGACACTTGTAATCCGAATTCTTCTTTGTTAGAACTCAAATTTTTAGTAGCGAAGTATATGTAATCGATTAAATTTTCTTCTGCGTAAATAGGCATGCCAGCAGATATCTTTGATACAACTGGTATTTTTTTAACTGGTAGTGTATCAAGTTGCACGATTTTGCTAGGTGATTCAACAAGTGATGATTTTTCTACTCCGAAGTATTTGGCTAACATTTCGATTTTGTCTATTCTCGGGTACGTTTTTGCGTTAATCCAATCTGATAAAGTTGTATAACTTATTTTTAAGTCTCTAGACAATTTATTTCTATCAATATTATTTTCTTTCATGAGACGAGAAATATTTTTTGCCATAATTTCTTTGTTGCCTAACATTATAAATTCAATCCCTTCATCTAATACTACACACTCATTATACGACTTAATCGTAAAATACACAAGATAAAAAATAAAATTACGGTTTAAGTGTTGACATTACGTTTAAACCGTAATATACTTAAGTCAGTTATTAAGCAAGGAGGTACTACAATGACACAAATCATCGTTAAAAAAGAACCGGTAACATTAAAGACACTGAGAGCTAAATATGATTTGACTCAAGCTAAAGCTGGCGCTAAAGTTGGCGTGTCTGCTGATGTGTGGCATAACTGGGAAAAAGGAAAGACTTTCCCTAATGTTCCGCAGTTAAAAAAGATAGAAGAAAAATTTGACATATCCTACGATGATATTATTTTTTTAACCAAAAATAACGGTTAAACCGTAAAAGGAGGAATGAACAATGCAAGCATTACAAACATTTAATTTTAAAGAGCTACCAGTAAGAACAGTGGAAATTGAAAACGAACCTTATTTTGTAGGAAAAGATATTGCTGAGATTTTAGGATATGCAAGGGCAGACAATGCCATCAGAAATCATGTTGATAGCGAGGACAAGCTGACGCACCAATTTAGTGCATCAGGTCAAAACAGAAATATGATCATTATCAACGAATCAGGCTTATACAGTTTAATCTTTGACGCTTCTAAACAAAGCAAAAACGAAAAAATCAGAGAAACCGCTCGAAAATTCAAACGCTGGGTAACATCAGATGTCCTACCAGCTATTCGCAAACACGGTATCTACGCAACAGACAATGTAATTGAACAAACATTAAAAGATCCAGACTACATCATTACAGTGTTGACTGAGTATAAGAAAGAAAAAGAGCAAAACTTAGTTTTACAACAAGAAATCGGAGAACTAAAACCCAAAGCAGACTATGTAGATGAAATCTTAAAGTCAACTGGCACATTAGCTACAACTCAAATCGCGGCAGACTACGGGATTTCAGCACAAAAGTTGAATAAGCTACTACACGAAGCTAGATCACAACGAAAAGTAAATAAACAGTGGGTGCTTTACTCAGAACACATGGGCAAGAGTTACACAGAATCAGACACTATAGCAATTGTACGCTCTGACGGTAGAGAAGACACAGTTTTACAAACTAGATGGACACAAAAAGGCAGATTGAAAATACATGAAATCATGACTGAATTCGGTTATGAAGCTAACGTAACTGCTTAACAGGAGGGCGCAGCAAATGGAAGCTCAAAACAAAAAAGTCATTTATTACTACTATGACGAAGCCGGTAATAGACGACTATTATCAATTGGTAATTTAGATACCTATTTATTAGCAGATATCAAATCAAGGTTTGATTTATATAAAAAGAAAATACCTGACTTAGATAATCTGTTCGTTCAAATAGACGGTGTTGAATTTAAACTACTATAGCCCGAGCATCTTGTTAACGACTGACGATGCGATTTGTTGAATTATAGGGATTGAAACCGAAGAAACTTTTGACGCTTTAGCTTTAGTTTCTCTCCAAACTTCGACATCTCTAACATCATCCAAAAGGTTGTGACCTGAAAAATTCATATGTTTAACAAAATAACCTTCCATATAGAATTCAGCGTCTATATAACCTGCACCGGTCAATTGTTTAACAGTGTATTCGATGTCTTCACGTGAGAAATTTTTAATTGTATTTTCTAGGTCTTCATTATCTAGAACATTATTTAATTTTAAATCACTCTCTATAACTAAAAGAACTTCACGTATGCAATCGTGTTTTAACTTCATACGAATTCACCTCCTTAATAGGAGTATAGCAGAAAGGAGCATAAACATTATGGAAGATATGAAAGAAATTTATTCTTTAAAAATCCAAAAGAAGAATTTAAATAATAAACAAAAGAATTTAATGTCTGTAATTAATCAATGTATTGAACTAGAAAAGTTTTCTTACACCGAAATTAAAAAAGTTCTCTACCTAATTGATAGAGAACAAAAGTATTTAGCTAATAACCGCAGAAAAACATAAGTTAAAAATAATCTAACTCGGACTGCTGGCAATCTTCTAAATATTTTTCATACTGATTTTTAGTTCCGCCCAGAACGTATTCAGTATTGTAGTACGCTTGTCCATTATCCAAAATTTTAACTAATTTTGTACCAACATGAACGATATCCCAACCTTCTTTTAACAGAACGTTGGCTGCATCATTAGCTAAATCGTCATCGAAAGACAAAAGGTGATAGTAGTTTTTCATAATATTCACCTCCTCTCTGTAGGAGATAACAACATTATACACGAAAGGAATGATAGAAATGCCACATGTATTAAACGTAACCGTTCCAATACCTGAAACACATGTACTTATCACAAAAGATGAATATGATGAGCTAATTGGTTATTCATTAGACCCTGTATGGAACATGAGTGACTTAAAGAAGAAATTAAAAATTGCATCTGATGAGACTATCAAGGACAGATTACTATTTCATCCTAGATTTGAAAAAGAACTAAGAGCGCAAGGAATTGTGCATTACCCAGATGAGAATTTTAATCGCTGGAGATTTAACGCAAGAAAGATGAATAAATTCGTCGATGAGCATTTCAATGAAATATATAAGGAGAGAATAAAATGAGCAACATTTATAAAAGCTATCTATTAGCAGTATTGTGCTTCACAGTCTTAGCAATTGTACTCATGCCGTTTCTATACTTCACTACAGCGTGGTCAATTGCGGGATTCGCAAGCATAGTGACATTCATATTTTATAAGGAATACTTTTATGAAGAATAAAAAAACTGCTACTTGTTGGAGCAAGTAACAGTGACAAACATTTATCAAAATATACAACTTAATTAAATCAAAATATACGGAGGTAGTCAATTATGGCTGAAAATTATAAAGACATGACGCAGGAAGAGTTAAGAGATTTATTGGCTGAAAAGAATGGAGAATTGTTTGATTTAGCGAGCGAAATCGATGAAGAAACTGAATTTGATATTTTGTTTTTCTCAGCAATAGGAGTTAGCGACGGAGATTTCATAAAAAGTTCAAGTTCTGCGCTTGGCAATGCTTTTAATCTTGCTGAATTATTGGATAATGCTACTAATTTCGACGATGTCATTAACGCCATTCAAAAACGTAAACTACAAAAATTTCTTGCTATAGATAACAACAAGGAGGGCTAAAAAATGTATTACAAAACGGGTGACGTATGTCGAAAAATAATCAATGTAGATGGCTTTGATTTTCAATTAAGAGTTAAGAAACGAGCGTATAGCGTCGAAATAGTTGTTCTAGATCCTGAAAGGAATTCAATTGACGGGCTACTAGTTTCTGATGAGAACGATCTATACACAGCTTTAGATATTTTGAAACAAAGTATTTATGAGTGGATTGAAAATAACACAGATGAACAGGACAAACTAATGAACTTAGTCATGAAATGGTAGGTATAAGCATGAGAGATACAGAAAGAAATATATTGAATATCTTTAAGACATTATTCGACGAATATACTTTGTCAAACCAACGAGCATTATTGGAAATTGAACGTAATCATCACGGATACTTATCGATTAATTTCTTACACTATCACGACAGTTACAAAACAAACAATAAGCTTGTGCAGATACATGAAATCAATCCAGACAGCCATGAACGAATAAAAAATTTAATTATCGAGGTGCTAAGAGGTCATCGGAAGATTAAAAAAGGAGCATGAGGAAAGATATGAAAATAAATAAGTTAACTATATCGAACTTTGCTGGAATCAAAGAAGAAAAATTTAACTTTGACGGTAAAGATGCAAAAATATACGGCAATAATGCAACGGGTAAGACTACGACAGCAACCGCATTACAATGGCTGCTTTTCGATAAAGGTTTGGACGGATCAACCAAATCATTTAATCCTGTACCTTTAAACGAAAAAAACGAAGAAAATTATGAGTTAATTCCGACTGTTTTCGCAGAATTTGAAATCGACGGAAAAATTACGACTTTTAAAAAAGAGTCACATCCTAAATACACAATAAATCAAAAAACGAATCGCAAGGAGTACTCACGAAGTCGAACGAAGAAACAATATATCAATGATGAATCAATAAAAGTAAAGGATTATAAAGCTCGTATTGATGAACTGATTGATGAAGATGTATTCAAGTTAATTACGAACCCTCAAGCATTTAACTTACTAGATTGGAAGAAGCGAAGAAGTTTGTTGTTTGAAATTGCTAAACCAATCAATGATGAGGATGTCATTAAAACAAATGATGATTTTAAAGAATTAAATAATATTCTTGGAGATCATGAAATTGAAACAAAGAAAAAGATTCTTACGGACAAGATAAAACAGATTAACAAAGACATCAAAGATATTCCGATACGTATTAATCAAACACAACAAAATAAGCAGGATGTACCAGAATTCGATAACGATAGATACGCAATTATCAAACAAGAAATTGAGCAACTTGAAAATGAGCGTATAGATATTCAAAACGGTAAGGAAGAAATTAATTTGCGTAATCAATTAGCTGATAAACAATCAGAATTGAAACGCATAGAAGACAATAACAGCGCAAGTAATGAGAACAAAATTTATGCTTTAACAAATGAGTTACACGTTGAAAATGGAACGGTTGCGAACCTTAAAACGAGATTAAAGCAAAACAAACAACAAATTACGCATGAAGAAAATAGACGTAATCAATTATTGGAAAATCACAAAGGACTAAAAAGTGATTTAGAAAAATCTAAAAATCAAAAATTTGAACATCTTGATGACAATGTATGTAGCTGTTGCGGTCAACAGTTACCAGCTGAACAAGTGAGTGAGGTAAGAGAAAAAGCATTGCAGAAATTCAATGCAAACAAATCGAAAGAATTAGAAACAATACAAACATCTATCAATCACATTATTTCAGAGGGCAAGAAAATAAAGCCAATTATCGAGAAATTAGAGGATGACAACAATAATCTACAAATTAAAATCAACGAAGCAGAAGAGCGTTCAGCAAGAATACAAAACAAAATTAATAAGTTGAAAACAACTCACGTTGACGTTACGCAAACTGACGAATACAAAGCAGTAATGTTAGAGATAAATGAGATTAATCAAAAACGCTCTAACATCAGGAAAACTATTCAAGATAAAGTTTCAGGAATAGATGACAAAATAAGCGAACTTACTCAAGAAAAATCAGAAATTGAAGTGTCAATATCAATCGAAAAATCAAATAAACATCTAGATGATGTTATTTCTGAATTAAGAAATGAAGAAGACAGATTATTGGATGAAAAAGAAAAGTATTCACATGACCTTTATATCTTAAAAGAATTTACAACAACAAAAGTCAAAATGCTTACTGAAAACATCAATAACGAATTTGATATTGCTGAATTTAAGCTATTCAATACCTTAGTTAACGGCGAATTAGAAGAAACATGTTCAACAACGGTTAATGGCGTCGAATATGACAGCGGTTTAAATAACGCCTCAAGAATTAATGTTGGCTTAGATATCATCAACACACTGTCAAAACATTTTAAAGTTACAGCGCCAATATTTATTGATAATGCTGAATCAGTAACAGAGCTTATCAAAACAGAATCACAACAAATTCAATTGATAGTAAATGAACAAGATAAAAAATTAAGAATGGAGACTATATAAAATGACTGAAAATAATAAATTACAAACTATTGAACAACAATTAGTACAAGAAAAGAACGTATCTGACAACGTATTAAACAAAGTGAGAGTTTTAGAGTCACAAGGCAATTTGGAATTGCCAAATGATTACTCACCAAGTAATGCCATGAAACAAGCATGGTTACAAATCAGCCAAGATAACAAATTAATGAGTTGTAATGATACAAGCAAAGCAAATGCCTTATTAGACATGGTAACGCAAGGTTTAAATCCAGCTAAAAATCAATGCTACTTTATTCCTTACGGCAACAAAATGCAGTTACAACGTAGCTATCACGGTAATGTAATGATGTTAAAACGTGATGCAGGTGCTCAAGATGTTGTTGCTCAAGTGATTTATAAAGGCGATACATTCAAGCAAGAAATGGGAGAAACAGGACGTATCAAAGCGATTAAACACGAACAAGACTTCTTTAACATCGACAAAGAAAACATTATCGGTGCGTACTGCACAATCGTATTTAATGATGGACGAGATAACTATATTGAAGTCATGACTATTGAACAAATTAAACAAGCATGGATGCAGTCATCAATGATTAAAGATGAAAAAGCATTACAAAATTCTAAAACACATAATAATTTCAAAGAAGAAATGGCTAAAAAAACAGTTATCAATAGAGCTGCTAAACGTTATATCAACACATCAACAGATAGCAATCTTTTCAAATACGCACAAGAATCCGAACAACGTCAACGCAAAGAAGTGTTGGACGCAGAAGTTGAAGAAAATGCAAATCAAGAACAATTGGATTTTGAACCACCAGTTTTTGAAGAAGCACAATACACAGAATTAGAAAATGAAAAACCTATTGATGTATCTGACTTTGAAGAAATAAAAGAACCTGCAACAGAAAAAGAAAGCGAAGAAGAGCCATTTTAATTGAAACAATAGCAACTGGTTCAAGTGGTAACTGCTACGTCTTAAATGATGGACGTACTACGTTACTACTTGAGGCAGGTATAAAATTTGAACGTGTTCAAAAGCATTTCAAATATAAAACAAGACATATAGCAGGGTGTCTTATCACACACGAACATGGTGATCATGCAAAGTACACAAAGCAGTTTGTCGACAATGGTGTAATCAGCTATATGACTGCTGGAACACAACAAGCTATGAATTTTGAAAGTCATCGCTTATGCACGATTAAGGCAAAGCAAGAGCTGCGAATAGGCACATGGTCAATTCTACCGTTTGACATCGAACATGATGCTAACGAGCCTGTAGCTTTCTTATTACAAAGCACACTAGGTTATAAGGTTCTGTATGTTACTGATACAAAGTATTTGAAATACAAATTTAATGGCATTACGCACATGATGCTAGAAGTTAATTATATCTATGAACAAATGCAAGAAAACATAAAAAACGGCAGTGTGCACAGCACATTAGCAAATAGAATTATGGAGTCTCATTTTAGCTTAGAACATGCTATCGGAATGTTAAAAGCAAATGATTTAACTAGACTCGAAGAAATACATTTAATTCATTTAAGTAGTCAAAATTCAAATGCAAAATACATTAAAAGTGAAATACAAAAAGTGACGGGCGTGCCCGTTTATGTTGGAGGTTTATAAATGCTAAATAGAGTTGTATTAGTAGGTCGTTTAACGAAAGATCCGGAATACAGAACCACTCCCTCAGGTGTGAGTGTAGCGACATTCACTCTTGCAGTAAATCGTACGTTCACGAATGCTCAAGGGGAGCGCGAAGCAGATTTTATTAACTGTGTTGTTTTTAGAAGACAAGCAGATAATGTAAATAACTATTTATCTAAAGGTAGTTTAGCTGGTGTAGATGGTCGCTTACAATCCCGTAATTATGAAAATCAAGAAGGTCGTCGTGTGTTTGTTGCTGAAGTTGTGTGTGATAGCGTTCAATTTTTAGAACCAAAGAACACAAATGACTCTCAACAAGATTTATATCAACAACAAGTACAACAAACACGTGGACAATCGCAATATTCAAATAACAAACCAGTAAAAGATAATCCGTTTGCGAATGCAAATGGTCCGATTGAACTAAATGATGATGATTTACCATTCTGATTTAACCGGTTTGAAAGTGAGGTGTGTATATGACTGGTTGGATAAAACTTCATAGAAAACTATTAGATTCGCCTATTTTTCAGAACGAAAAGTTATTCAAAGTATTTGCATATTGTCTTATGAAAGCTAGTCATAAGGATCATACACAGCTTGTTGGCAGGCGGGTTGTCGAATTAGAAAAAGGTCAATTTGTGTTCGGGAGAAAGCGAGCAAGCGAAGAGTTGCGTCTCAAAGAATCCACAGTAAGAGACTACATAAAGCTTTTAGAAAACCTTGGAACTATCGTCGTAAAGTCCGACAACAAATTTTCTGTTATAACCGTTGTCAATTGGGCGATTTATCAAAGTATGGAAGAAAATTCCGACAGCAAAAACGACAACAAATCAACAACAAATGGACAACAAATCAACAACAAATCAACAACAAATGGACAACAAATCAACACAAACAAGAATGTAAAGAATGGGGATAATGTAAAGAATGGTGAGAATGAGAAGAAGAAGGCGACTGCCTTCGACTTCTTCCAAGATAACGGATTCGGTTTCATAACTCCTTACAATTTAGACGATTTAAATTATTATCTTGATTCATTTGAAAATGATTCAGATCAAATAGTTACCGCATCACTTAAAATCGCTAAAGATAGAAACAAAGTTACTTGGGGATATGCTAAAAGCATTTTGAATACATGGCTTAATGCAAACTTGAAATCTATTGAACAAGTACGTGCATTTGAAAAGCAACAACTTGAAAGCAAAAAACAAAATTATAAACCTTTCGTTAAACAATCAAAAGAAAAAACACCCAAATGGCTCACAGACAGCACGAGAGAAACGAAAACGCCGGAAGTAGATGAAAACCTTGAGAAAGACAGAGAAGCTTTTATTAAGCGTCTAAATAGCAAATGGGAGTGATTGAAAATGGATGCATTTGATAAATACTATCTATTTGATCATGACGGCAACAAAATGTTTTCAGTTACACCACATTTTAAAGATGGTCGGCATTTAGTTGTTGGAATAAAAGAAACAAAATTTAATGGTCGTCGTTGGTATTTAGACGATTATGAATTAAATACACTTATTGATAATGAACAAATGGAGTTAGGACACCAAACAAGCTTATTTGAATATATATGAGGGATTACATGGAAATAGAAATTAAATTTAATGAAGTGTTTAATGCGCCGATGGGGTCGCCTCGTCCACGCTTTCGTAATACAGGTAGATATGCACACACATATATGCCTACAAAATATACAGAACATAAAAAATATTTACAAAATCAAATGCCAAAGCTAAATCTAGAAAATGCATTAAAAATCGAATTAGACTTTTACTTTCCATTGCTTAAATCATGGTCGAAGAAAAAGAAAAGCGAAATGGTTGGGCAGTATAAAGTGACTAAGCCGGATATCGACAACTTAATTAAAACGGTATTAGATGCTTGTAATGGCCATGTATGGAAAGACGATAACCAAATTACAGAAATAACTAGCTCAAAGCGTTATGGAATTGAGCCCAAAATAATCATACGAATAGAAGAAATATAAGAGGTGGATAAAATGGCGAGAAAAGCAAGGATTGTAACAATAAATGATAAACCTTATAGGTTCAGTAAATTTGAAATGGAATTAATAGAAAGTCACGGTATAACCGCTGGAATGGTTTCTAAGAGAGTAAAAGACGGTTGGGAACTACATGAAGCAATGGACGCACCAGAAGGTACGCGTTTAAGCGAGTACAGAGAAAAGAAAACAATAGAAAGACTGGAACAAGCTAGACTCGAACGCAAATTGGAAAGAAAGCGAAAGAAAGAGGCTGAGCTAAGAAGAAAGAAGCCACATTTGTTTAATGTGCCTCAGAAACATCCAAGAGGACGTTATGCGTGCTACCTGATGGAAAACGACATATTCGTGAAAGTTAAGAAGTAGATCATGACAGATAACGCACGCAAAGAATACCTAAATCAATTCTTTGGATCTAAGAGATATCTGTATCAGGATAACGAGCGAGTGGCACATATTCATGTAGTAAATGACACTTATTACTTTCATGGGCATATCGTGCCAGGTTGGCAAGGCGTGAAAAAGACATTTGATACAGCTGAAGAGCTTGAAACATATATAAAGCAACATGGTTTGGAATACGAGGAACAGAAGCAACTAACTTTATTTTAGAGGAGGTTATGAAAGTGAACTATGGAACAAGGCTCCAACTAGGTGTAATGGAAGCTATGTTGAAGAAGATGAGAAAACAACGTGATGAGCTTATCGGGGATATAGCTAAGTTACGAGAACGTAATGAAGAGCTGGAGGACATGTGGCGCACACTCAAAAATGAATTGCTTGGAAGATACGAATTTTACCGTTTTAGACTTAACGAACTACAGATTGAGAGTAGAGCGAACAAGGCAGTAGCTATAAACATGGGAGCTAAAATCAACGCAAGTGCTATATTGTACCGAATGGACAAATTAGACGGAACAAATGAGTTCTACGAATTTTTAGGACAAATGGAGGATGACACTAATGAATAATCGCGAACAAATTGAACAATCAGTGATCAGTGCTAGTGCGTATAACGGCAATGACACAGAGGGATTGCTAAAAGAGATTGAGGACGTGTATAAGAAAGCACAAGCGTTTGATGAAATACTTGAGGGAATGACAAATGCTATTCAACATTCAGTTAAAGAAGGTGTTGAACTTGATGAAGCAGTAGGGATTATGGCAGGTCAAGTTGTCTATAAATATGAGGAGGATCAGGAAAATGACTAACACATTAACAATTGATCAGTTACAAGAGTTATTACAAATACAAAAGGAGTTCGACGATAGAATATCAACCAGAAATTTAAGTGATACAGTAGCTAGTATGATTATTGAATTTGCGGAGTGGGTTAACACACTTGAGTTTTTTAAAAATTGGAAGAAACAACCAGGTAAGCCACTAGATACACAATTAGATGAGATTGCTGATTACTTAGCTTTCAGTTTGCAATTAACTCTGACTATTGTTAATGAAGAAGATTTGGAAGAAACCACTGAGGTTATGGTTGATTTGTTTGAAAATGAAGTTACTTTACCTAAACTACATTCAGTTTATTTTGTTCATGTAATGCATACACTAACAGAACAATTTGTAAAAGGTATTGATAATAGTATTGTACAAGTTTTAATAATGCCTTTTTTGTACGCCAATACTTACTATTCTATCGACCAACTCATTGACGCATACAAAAAGAAAATGAAAAGGAACCACGAAAGACAAGATGGAACAGCAGACGCAGGAAAAGGATACGTGTAAAGACATCTTAGATCGAGTCAAGGAGGTTTTGGGGAAGTGAATTACATCATTACATTAGTTCTAATATTTGTATTCATAGTAATATTTAACAATTTACTCAACAGATATATGGTTTTGTACAAAGAATTAGATTTATTTACATGCAGAATTGGCATGTTATTGGTCTTAATCGTTCTAGTAGAATTTGCAAAGCAACAAAATATGTTGGCTACATTGAGTGTTTTACTAATACTTTTATTCGTAGAAAAACTTAGAATCATTCAAAGGAGCGATAAGAAGTGACGCAATACTTAGTCACAACATTCAAAGATTCAACAGGACAACCACATGAACATTTTACTGCTGCTAGAGATAATCAGACATTTACAGTTGTTGAGGCAGAGAGTAAAGAAGAAGCGAAAGAGAAGTACGAGACGCAAGTTAAAAGAGATGCAGTTATTAAATTAGGTCAGTTGTTTGAAAATATAAGGGAGTGTGGGAAATGAATCGGCTGAGAATTTTATTACATGACGGTAGTAGTTTGATATTACATGAAGATGAATTATTTAACGAAATAGCATTTGTTTTGGATGATTTTAGAAATGATGATGACTATTTAACGATAGAAAAAGATTATGGCAGAGAACTTGTATTGAACAAAGGTTATATAGTTGGGATTAATGTTGAGGAGGCAGACGATGACTAAACAAATATTAAGACTATTATTCTTACTAGCAATGTATGAGCTAGGTAAGTATGTAACTGAGCAAGTATATATTATGATGACGGCTAATGATGATGTAGAGGCGCCGAGTGATTACGTCTTTCGAGCGGAGGTGAGTGAATAATGAGAATATTTATTTATGATTTGATCGTTTTGCTGTTTGCTTTCTTAATATCCATATATATTATTGATGATGGAGTGATAATAAATGCATTAGGAATTTTTGGTATGTATAAAATTATAGATTCCTTTTCAGAAAATATTATAAAGAGGTAGATAAAAATGAACGAGCAAATAATAGGAAGCATATATACTTTAGCAGGAGGTGTTGTGCTTTATTCAGTTAAAGAGATTTTTAGGTATTTTACAGATTCTAACTTACAACGTAAAAAAATCAATTTAGAACAAATATATCCGATATATTTAGATTGTTTTAAAAAGGCTAAAAAGATGATTGGAGCTTATATTATTCCAACAGAACAGCATGAATTTTTAGATTTTTTTGATATTGAAGTCTTTAATAATTTAGATAAGCAAAGTAAAAAAGCGTATGAAAATGTTATTGGATTTAGACAAATGATTAATTTATCAAATAGAGTTAAGGCAATGGAAGATTTTAAGATGAGTTTCAACAATGAATTTAGTACAAATCAGATTTTTTTTAATCCTTCTTTTGTTATGGAAACAATTGCTATTATAAATGAATATCAAAAAGATATATCTTATTTAAAAAATATAATTAATAAAATGAATGAAAATAGAGCTTATAATCATATTGATAGTTTTATCACTTCAGAGTACCGACGAAAAATAAACGATTATAATCTTTATCTTGATAAATTTGAAGAACAGTTTAGTCAAAAGTTTAAAATAAACAGAACTTCGATAAAAGAAAGAATTATTATTAATTTAAACAAGAGGAGATTTAAATGATGTGGATTACTATGACTATTGTATTTGCTATATTGCTATTAGTTTGTATCAGTATTAATAGTGATCGTGCAAGAGAGATACAAGCACTCAGATATATGAATGATTATCTACTTGATGAAGTAGTTAAAACTAAAGGATACAACGGGTTAGAAGAATACAGGATTGAATTGAAGCGAATGAATAACGATATTAAAAAGTAATTTATATTATCGGAGGTATTGCATTGAATGATAAAGATTGAGAAACACGATATCAAAAAGCTTGAAGAATACATTCAGCACATCGATAACTATCGAAGAGAGTTGAAGATGCGAGAATATGAATTACTTGAAAGTCATGAACCAGATAATGCGGGAGCTGGCAAAAGTAATTTGCCGGGTAACCCGATTGAACGATGTGCAATAAAGAAGTTTAGTGATAACAGGTACAATACATTAAGAAATATAGTTAACGGTGTAGATAGATTGATAGATGAAAGTGATGAGGATACGCTTGAGTTATTAAGGTTTAGATATTGGGATTGTCCTATTGGTTGTTATGAATGGGAAGATATAGCACATTACTTTGGTACAAGTAAGACAAGTATATTACGTAGAAGGAATGCACTGATCGATAAGTTAGCAAAGTATATTGGTTATGTGTAGCGGACTTTTACCCTATGTAAGTCCGCATTAAAACAGTTTATTATGTTAGTATCAGATTAATATTTAAAGTTATTAACTGCTAATACGACGCATGAACAAGAGGCGCATCACTATGTGATGTGTCTTTTTATTTATGAGGTATGAACATGTTCAAACTAATAGTAAATACATTACTACACATCAAGTATAGATGCGTCTTGATACTACTTAAGTTATATAAGGTGAAACATTATGATGACTAAAGACGAACGTATACGATTCTATAAGTCTAAAGAATGGCAAATAACAAGAAAAAGAGTGCTAGAAAGAGATAATTATGAATGTCAACAATGTAAGAGAGACGGCAAGTTAACGACATATGACAAAAGCAAGCGTAAGTCGTTGGATGTAGATCATATATTATCGCTACAACATCATCCGGAGTTTGCTCATGACTTAAACAATTTAGAAACACTGTGTATTAAATGTCACAACAAAAAAGAAAAGAGATTTATAAAAAAAGAAAATAAATGGAAAGATGAAAAATGGTAAATACCCCCGGGTCAAAAAAATCAAAAGAGATCAAAACGCTTGGGGAACGGTTAGGGAGTAAACTTCGCGATAATTTTAAAAATCCATGTACAACCCCCCCTCTTATAACCATTTTAAGGCAGGTGATGAAATGGAGATTATAGTTGATGAAAACTTAGTGCTTAAAGAAAAAGAAAGGCTGCAAGTATTATATAAAGACATACCTAGCAATAAATTAAAAGTAGTTGATGGTTTAATTATTCAAGCAGCAAGGCTACGTGTAATGCTTGATTACATGTGGGAAGACATAAAAGAAAAAGGTGACTATGATTTATTTACTCAATCTGAAAAGGCACCACCATATGAAAGAGAAAGACCAGTAGCTAAACTGTTTAATGCTAGAGATGCTGCATATCAAAAAATAATCAAACAATTATCGGATTTATTGCCCGAAGAGAAAGAAGACACAGAAACGCCATCTGATGATTACCTATGATTAGTAATAAATACGTTGATGAATATATAAATTTGTGGAAACAAGGAAAGATAATTTTAAATAAAGAAAGAATTGATCTCTTTAATTATCTACAAACACATATATATTCACGAGATGATGTATATTTTGATGAACAGAAAATCGAGGATTGTATCAAATTTATTGAAAAATGGTATTTTCCAACATTACCATTTCAAAGGTTTATCATAGCTAATATATTTCTTATAGATAAAAATACAGATGAAGCTTTCTTTACAGAATTTGCTATTTTCATGGGACGTGGAGGCGGGAAAAACGGTCTAATAAGTGCTATTAGTGATTTTCTTTCTACGCCCTTACACGGAGTTAAAGAATATCACATCTCCATTGTTGCTAATAGTGAAGATCAAGCAAAAACATCGTTTGATGAAATCAGAACCGTTTTAATGGATAACAAACGAAATAAGACGGGTAAAACGCCAAAAGCTCCTTATGAAGTTAGTAAAACAGAAATAATAAACCGTGCAACTAAATCGGTTATTCGATATAACACATCAAACACAAAAACCAAAGACGGTGGACGTGAGGGGTGTGTTATTTTTGATGAAATTCATTATTTCTTTGGTCCTGAAATGGTAAACGTCAAACGTGGTGGATTAGGTAAAAAGAAAAATAGAAGAACGTTTTATATAAGTACTGATGGTTTTGTTAGAGAGGGTTATATCGATGCAATGAAGCACAAAATTGCAAGTGTATTAAGTGGCAAGGTTAAAAATAGTAGATTGTTTGCTTTTTATTGTAAGTTAGACGATCCAAAAGAAGTTGATGACAGACAGACGTGGGAAAAGGCGAACCCAATGTTACATAAACCGTTATCAGAATACGCTAAAACACTGCTAAGCACGATTGAAGAAGAATATAACGATTTACCATTCAACCGTTCAAATAAGCCCGAATTCATGACTAAGCGAATGAATTTGCCTGAAGTTGACCTTGAAAAAGTAATAGCACCATGGAAAGAAATACTAGCGACTAATAGAGAGATACCAAATTTAGATAATCAAATGTGTATTGGTGGTTTAGACTTTGCAAACATTCGAGATTTTGCAAGTGTAGGGCTATTATTCCGAAAAAACGATGATTACATTTGGTTAGGACATTCGTTTGTAAGACAAGGGTTTTTGGATGATGTCAAATTAGAACCTCCTATTAAAGAATGGGAAAAAATGGGATTATTGACCATTGTCGATGATGATGTCATTGAAATTGAATATATAGTTGATTGGTTTTTAAAGGCTAGAGAAAAATATGGGCTTGAAAAAGTCATAGCTGATAATTATAGAACTGATATTGTAAGACGTGCGTTTGAGGATGCTGGCATAAAACTTGAAGTACTTAGAAATCCAAAAGCAATACATGGATTACTTGCACCACGTATCGATACAATGTTTGCGAAACATAACGTAATATATGGAGACAATCCTTTGATGCGTTGGTTTACTAATAATGTTGCTGTAAAAATCAAGCCGGATGGAAATAAAGAGTATATCAAAAAAGATGAAGTCAGACGTAAAACGGATGGATTTATGGCATTTGTTCATGCGTTATATAGAGCAGACGATATAGTAGACAAAGACATGTCTAAAGCGCTTGATGCATTAATGAGTATAGATTTCTAATAGAGGAGGTGAGACATGAGTATTCTAGAAAAGATATTTAAAACTAGGAAAGATATATCATATATGCTTGATTTAGATATGATAGAAGATCTATCACAACAAGCGTATGTGAAACGTTTAGCGATTGATAGTTGTATTGAATTTGTTGCGCGTGCTGTCGCTCAAAGTCATTTTAAAGTATTGGAAGGTAATAGAATTCAAAAGAATGATGTTTACTACAAGTTAAATATAAAACCAAATACTGACTTATCAAGCGATAGTTTTTGGCAACAAGTTATATATAAACTAATTTACGATAACGAGGTTTTAATCGTAGTAAGTGACAGCAAAGAATTACTTATCGCAGATAGCTTTTACAGAGAAGAGTACGCTTTGTATGATGATATATTCAAAGATGTAACGGTTAAAGATTATACTTATCAACGTACTTTCACAATGCAAGAGGTCATATATTTAAAGTACAACAACAATAAAGTGACACACTTTGTAGAAAGTCTATTCGAAGATTACGGGAAAATATTCGGAAGAATGATAGGTGCACAATTAAAAAACTATCAAATAAGAGGGATTTTGAAATCTGCCTCTAGCGCATATGACGAAAAGAATATAGAAAAATTACAAGCGTTCACAAATAAATTATTCAATACTTTTAATAAAAATCAACTAGCAATCGCGCCTTTGATAGAAGGTTTTGATTATGAGGAATTATCTAATGGTGGTAAGAATAGTAACATGCCTTTTTCTGAATTGAGTGAGCTAATGAGAGATGCAATAAAAAATGTTGCGTTGATGATTGGTATACCTCCAGGTTTGATTTACGGAGAAACAGCTGATTTGGAAAAAAACACGCTTGTATTTGAGAAGTTCTGTTTAACACCTTTATTAAAAAAGATTCAGAACGAATTAAATGCGAAACTCATAACACAAAGCATGTATTTGAAAGATACAAGAATAGAAATTGTCGGTGTGAATAAAAAAGACCCACTTCAATATGCTGAAGCAATTGACAAACTTGTAAGTTCTGGTTCATTTACAAGGAATGAGGTGCGGATTATGTTAGGTGAAGAACCATCAGACAATCCTGAATTAGACGAATACCTGATTACTAAAAACTACGAAAAAGCTAACAGTGGTGAAAATGATGAAAAAGAAAAAGATGAAAACACTTTGAAAGGTGGTGATGAAGATGAAAGCGGAGATTAAAGGCGTCATCGTTTCCAACGAAGATAAATGGGTTTACGAAATGCTTGGTATGGATTCGACTTGTCCTAAAGATGTTTTAACACAACTAGAATTTAGTGATGAAGATGTTGATATTATAATTAACTCAAATGGTGGTAACCTAGTAGCTGGTAGTGAAATATATACACATTTAAGAGCTCATAAAGGCAAAGTGAATGTTCGTATCACAGCAATAGCAGCAAGTGCGGCATCGCTTATCGCAATGGCTGGTGACCACATCGAAATGAGTCCGGTTGCTAGAATGATGATTCACAATCCTTCAAGTATTGCGCAAGGAGAAGCGAAAGATCTAAATCATGCTGCAGAAACATTAGAACATGTTGGTCAAATAATGGCTGAGGCATATGCGGTTAGAGCTGGTAAAAACAAACAAGAACTTGTAGAAATGATGGCTAGGGAAACGTGGCTAAATGCTGATGAAGCCATTGAACAAGGTTTTGCGGATAGTAAAATGTTTGAAAACGACAATATGCAAATTGTAGCAAGCAATACACAAGTGTTATCGAAAGATGTATTAAATCGTGTAACAGCTTTGGTAAGTAAAACGCCAGAGGTTAACATTGATATTGACGCAATAGCAAATAAAGTAATTGAAAAAATAAATATGAAAGAAAAGGAATCAGAAATCGATGTTGCAGATAGTAAAGTATCAGCAAATGGATTTTCAAGATTCCTTTTTTAATACAAAAAATAGGAGGTCATAAAATGACTATAAATTTATCGGAAACATTCGCAAATGCGAAAAACGAATTTATTAATGCAGTAAACAACGGTGAACCGCAAGAAAGACAAAATGAATTGTACGGTGACATGATTAACCAACTATTTGAAGAAACTAAATTACAAGCAAAAGCAGAAGCTGAAAGAGTTTCTAGTTTACCTAAATCAGCACAATCTTTGAGTGCAAACCAAAGAAGTTTCTTCATGGATATCAATAAAAACGTTAACTATAAAGAAGAAAAACTTTTGCCAGAAGAAACAATTGATAGAATTTTTGAAGATTTGACGACGAATCATCCGTTATTAGCTGATTTAGGTATTAAAAACGCTGGTTTGCGTTTGAAGTTCTTAAAATCTGAAACTTCTGGCGTAGCCGTTTGGGGTAAAATCTATGGTGAAATTAAAGGTCAATTAGATGCTGCGTTCAGTGAAGAAACAGCAATTCAAAATAAATTGACAGCGTTTGTTGTTTTACCAAAAGATTTAAATGATTTTGGTCCTGCGTGGATTGAAAGATTTGTTCGTGTTCAAATCGAAGAAGCATTTGCAGTGGCGCTTGAAACTGCGTTCTTAAAAGGTACTGGTAAAGACCAACCAATCGGCTTAAACCGTCAAGTACAAAAAGGTGTATCGGTAACTGAGGGTGCTTATCCAGAGAAAGAAGAACAAGGTACGCTTACATTTGCTAATCCGCGCGCTACGGTTAATGAATTGACGCAAGTGTTTAAATACCACTCAACTAACGAGAAAGGTAAATCAGTAGCGGTTAAAGGTAATGTAACAATGGTTGTTAATCCGTCCGATGCTTTTGAGGTTCAAGCACAGTATACACATTTAAATGCAAATGGCGTATATGTTACTGCTTTACCATTTAATTTGAATGTTATTGAGTCTACAGTCCAAGAAGCAGGTAAGGTTTTAACGTACGTTAAAGGTTTATATGATGGTTATTTAGCTGGTGGTATTAATGTTCAGAAATTTAAAGAAACACTTGCGTTAGATGATATGGATTTATACACTGCAAAACAATTTGCTTACGGCAAAGCGAAAGATAATAAAGTTGCTGCTGTTTGGAAATTAGATTTAAAAGGACATAAGCCAGCTTTAGAAGGTACCGAAGAAACACTATAAAATTTTATGAGGTGATAAAATGGTGAAATTTAAAGTTGTTAGAGCTTTTAAAGACATAGAGCACAATCAACACAAGTACAAAGTAGGGGAGTTGTATCCAGCTGAAGGGTATAACAAACCTCGTGTTGAATTGTTGACAAATCAAATCAAAAATAAGTACGACAAAGTTTATATCGTACCTTTAGATAAGCTGACAAAACAAGAATTATTAGAACTATGCGAATCATTACAAAAAAAGCGTCTAGTTCAATGGTTAAAAGTGAAATCGTCGACTTATTGAATGGTGAAGACAATGACGATTGATGATTTGCTTGTCAAATTTAAATCACTTGAAAAGATTGACCATAATTCAGAGGATGAGTACTTAAAGCAGTTGTTAAAAATGTCGTACGAGCGTATAAAAAATCAGTGCGGAGTTTTTGAATTAGAGAATTTAATAGGTCAAGAATTGATACTTATACGCGCTAGATATGCTTATCAAGATTTATTAGAACACTTCAACGATAATTACAGACCTGAAATAATAGATTTTTCGTTATCTCTAATGGAGGTATCAGAAGATGAAGAAAGTGTTTAAAAAACCTAGAATTACAACTAAACGTTTAAATACTCGTGTTCATTTTTATAAGTATACTGAAAATAATGGTCCAGAAGCTGGAGAAAAAGAAGAAAAATTATTATATAGCTGTTGGGCGAGTATTGATGGTGTCTGGTTACGTGAATTAGAACAAGCTATCTCAAACGGAACCCAAAATGACATTAAATTGTATATTCGTGATCCGCAAGGTGATTATTTACCCAGTGAAGAACATTATCTTGAAATTGAATCAAGATATTTCAAAAATCGTTTGAATATAAAGCAAGTATCACCAGATTTGGATAATAAAGACTTTATTATGATTCGTGGAGGATATAGTTCATGAGTGTGAAAGTGACAGGTGATAAAGCATTAGAAAGAGAATTAGAAAAACATTTTGGCATAAAAGAGATGGTAAAAGTTCAAGATAAGGCGTTAATAGCTGGTGCTAAGGTAATTGTTGAAGAAATAAAAAAACAACTCAAACCTTCAGAAGACTCAGGAGCACTGATTAGTGAGATTGGTCGTACTGAACCTGAATGGATAAAGGGGAAACGTACTGTTACAATTAGGTGGCGTGGGCCTTTTGAACGATTTAGAATAGTACATTTAATTGAAAATGGTCATGTTGAGAAAAAGTCAGGAAAATTTGTAAAACCTAAAGCTATGGGTGGGATTAATAGAGCAATAAGACAAGGGCAAAATAAGTATTTTGAGACGCTAAAAAGGGAGTTGAAAAAATTGTGATTGATATTTTGTACAAAGTTCATGAAGTGATTAGTCAAGACAGAATTATTAGAGAGCACGTAAATATCAATAATATTAAGTTCAATAAATACCCTAATGTAAAAGATACTGATGTACCTTTTATTGTTATTGACGATATCGACGACCCAATACCTACAACTTATACTGACGGAGATGAGTGTGCATATAGTTATATTGTCCAAATAGATGTTTTTGTTAAGTACAATGATGAATATAATGCGAGAATCATAAGAAATAAGATATCTAATCGCATTCAAAAGTTATTATGGTCTGAACTAAAAATGGGAAATGTTTCAAATGGAAAACCGGAATATATAGAAGAATTTAAAACATATAGAAGCTCTCGCGTTTACGAGGGCATTTTTTATAAGGAGGAAAATTAAATGGCAGTAAAACATGCAAGTGCGCCAAAGGCGTATATTAACATTACTGGTTTAGGTTTCGCTAAATTAACGAAAGAAGGCGCGGAATTAAAATATAGTGATATTACAAAAACAAGAGGATTACAAAAAATTGGTGTTGAAACTGGTGGAGAACTAAAAACAGCTTATGCTGATGGCGGTCCAATTGAATCAGGGAATACAGACGGAGAAGGTAAAATCTCATTACAAATGCATGCGTTCCCTAAAGAGATTCGCAAAATTGTTTTTAATGAAGATTATGATGAAGATGGCGTTTACGAAGAGAAACAAGGTAAACAAAACAATTACGTAGCTGTATGGTTCAGACAAGAGCGTAGAGACGGTACATTTAGAACAGTTTTATTACCTAAAGTTATGTTTACAAATCCTAAAATCGATGGAGAAACGGCTGAGAAAGATTGGGATTTCTCAAGTGAAGAGGTTGAAGGTGAGGCACTTTTCCCTTTAGTTGATAATAAAAAGTCAGTACGTAAGTATATCTTTGATTCAGCTAACATGACAAATCATGATGGAGACGGTGAAAAAGGCGAAGAGGCTTTCTTAAAGAAAATTTTAGGCGAAGAATATACTGGAAACGTGACAGAGGATAGCGAAGAAACTTTGTAACGAAACCGGCTTCATCGGAAACTGCGGTAAAGTCGGTTAATATACCAGATAGCATTAAAACACTTAAAGTTGGCGACACATACGATTTAAATGTTGTAGTAGAGCCATCTAATCAAAGTAAGTTATTGAAATACACAACAGATCAAACGAATATTGTATCAATCAATAGTGATGGTCAAGTTACTGCGGAAGCACAAGGCATTGCTACGGTTAAAGCAACAGTTGGTAATATGAGTGACACTATAACAATAAATGTAGAAGCATAAGAGGGGGCAACCCCTCTATTTTATTTGAAAATAAGGAGAGTATTATAAAATGGCAAAATTAAAACGTAACATTATTCAATTAGTAGAAGACCCGAAAGCAAATGAAATTAAATTACAAACGTACTTAACACCACACTTCATTTCATTTGAAATTGTATACGAAGCAATGGATTTAATCGATGATATTGAGGACGAAAATAGCACGATGAAACCAAGAGAAATCGCTGACAGATTGATGGATATGGTTGTAAAAATTTACGATAACCAATTCACAGTTAAAGACCTAAAAGAACGTATGCATGCACCTGATGGAATGAATGCACTTCGTGAACAAGTAATTTTCATTACTCAAGGTCAGCAAACTGAGGAAACTAGAAATTTTATCCAGAACATGAAATAAAGCCTGAAGATTTAACATATAAAGCAATGTTGAAAAATATGGATACTCTCATGATGGACTTAATTGAAAATGGTAAAGACGCTAACGAAGTTTTAAAAATGCCATTTCATTATGTACTTTCCATATATCAAAATAAAAACAATGACATTTCTGAAGAAAAAGCAGAGGCTTTAATTGATGCGTTTTAACCTTAACCGTTTGGTTAGGGTTATTTTTTTGAACTTTTTTAGAAAGGAGGTAAAAAATGGGAGAAAGAATAAAAGGTTTATCTATAGGTTTGGATTTAGATGCAGCAAATTTAAATAGATCATTTGCAGAAATCAAACGAAACTTTAAAACTTTAAATTCTGACTTAAAGTTAACCGGTAACAACTTCAAATATACCGAAAAATCAACTCATAGTTACAAACAAAGGATTAAAGAACTTGATGGAACTATCACAGGTTATAAGAAAAACGTTGATGATTTAGCCAAGCAATATGGCAAGGTATCTCAAGAACAGGGCGAAAACAGCGCGGAAGCTCAAAAATTACGACAAGAATATAACAAACAAGCAAATGAGCTGAATTTTTTAGAAAAAGAACTAGAAAAAACAACAACTGAGTTTGAAGAGTTCAAAAAAGCTCAAGTTGAAGCTCAAAGAATGGCAGAAAGTGGCTGGGGAAAAACCAGTAAAGTTTTTGAAAGTATGGGACCTAAATTAACAAAAATGGGTGATGGTTTAAAATCCATTGGTAAAGGTTTGATGATTGGTGTTACCGCACCTGTTTTAGGTATTGCAGCAGCATCAGGAAAAGCTTTTGCAGAAGTTGATAAAGGTTTAGATACAGTTACCCAAGCAACAGGAGCAACCGGCGGAGAGCTTAAGAAGTTGCAGAATTCATTTAAAGATGTTTATGGCAACTTTCCAGCAGATGCTGAGACTGTAGGCGGTGTTTTAGGGGAAGTTAACACAAGGTTAGGTTTCACTGGCAAAGAACTTGAGAGTGCCACAGAGTCATTCTTGAAATTTAGTCACATAACAGGTTCTGAAGGCGTACAAGCCGTTCAATTAATTACGCGTGCAATGGGTGATGCAGGTATTGAAGCTGATGAGTATCAAAGTGTACTTGATATGGTAGCGAAAGCAGCACAGGCTAGCGGTATAAGTGTTGATACATTAGCTGATAGCATTACTAAATACGGTGCTCCAATGAGGGCTATGGGCTTTGAGATGAAAGAATCAATCGCTTTATTCTCTCAATGGGAGAAATCAGGTGTTAATACTGAAATAGCCTTCAGTGGTTTGAAAAAAGCTATATCCAATTGGGGTAAAGCTGGTAAAAATCCAAGAGAAGAATTTAAGAAGACATTAGCAGAAATTGAAAAGACGCCGGATATAGCTAGCGCAACAAGTTTAGCGATTGAAGCATTTGGTGCAAAAGCAGGTCCTGATTTAGCAGATGCTATTAAAGGTGGTCGTTTTAGTTATCAAGAATTTTTAAAAACTATCGAAGATTCCCAAGGCACAGTAAATCAAACGTTTAAAGATTCTGAAAGTGGCTCCGAAAGATTTAAAGTAGCAATGAATAAATTAAAATTAGTAGGTGCTGATGTATGGACTTCTATTGAAAGTGCGTTTGCACCAGTAATGGAAGAATTAATCAAAAAGCTATCTATAGCGGTTGATTGGTTTTCCAATTTAAGTGATGGTTCTAAAAGATCAATTGTTATTTTCGGTGGTATTGCTGCTGCAATTGGTCCTGTAGTTTTTGGATTAGGCGCATTTATAAGTACAATTGGCAATGCAGTAACTGTATTAGCCCCACTATTAGCTGGTATTGCAAAGGCTGATGGATTAATTAGTTTTTTATCGACTAAAGTACCTATATTAGGAACTGTCTTCACGGCTTTAACTGGTCCAATTGGCATTGTATTAGGTGTTTTGGCTGGCTTAGCAGTCGCATTTACAATTGCTTATAAGAAATCTGAAACTTTCAGAAATTTTGTTAATGGTGCAATTGAAAGTGTTAAACAAACATTTAGTAATTTTATTCAATTTATTCAACCTTTCATTGATTCTGTTAAAAACATCTTTAAACAAGCGATATCAGCAATAGTTGATTTTGCTAAAGATATTTGGAGTCAAATTAATGGATTCTTTAATGAAAACGGAATTTCTATTGTTCAAGCGCTTCAAAATATATGCAATTTTATCAAAGCTATATTTGAATTTATTATAAATTTTGTAATTAAACCAATCATGTTCGCGATTTGGCAAGTGATGCAATTTATTTGGCCGGCGGTTAAAGCTTTAATTGTCAGTACTTGGGAGAATATAAAAGGTGTGATACAAGGAGCTTTAAATATCATACTAGGTTTAATTAAGTTCTTCTCAAGTTTATTTACTGGAGATTGGCGAGGAGTTTGGGATGCGATTGTTATGATTCTTAAAGGAGTCGTTCAATTAATATGGAATTTAATTCAATTATGGTTTGTAGGCAAAATACTTGGCGTTGTTAGGTACTTTGGCGGATTGCTAAAAGGATTAATAGCAGGTATTTGGGACGTAATAAAAAGTATATTCAGTAAATCTTTATCAGCAATTTGGAATGCGACAAAAAGTATTTTTGGATTCTTATTTAATAGTGTCAAATCAATTTTCACGAATATGAAAAATTGGTTATCTAATACTTGGAGTAGTATCCGTACGAATACGATAGGAAAAGCGCAGTCATTATTTAGTGGCGTCAAATCAAAATTTACTAATTTATGGAATGCGACGAAAGAAATTTTTAGTAATTTAAGAAATTGGATGTCAAATATTTGGAATTCCATTAAAGATAATACGGTAGGAATTGCTAGCCGTTTATGGAGTAAGGTACGTGGAATTTTTACAAATATGCGTGACGGCTTACAAAGTATTATCAGCAAAATTAAAAGTCATATCGGCGGTATGGTAGATGCTATTAAAAAAGGACTTAATAAATTAATCGACGGTTTAAACTGGGTCGGTGATAAGTTGGGCATGGATAAAATACCTAAGTTACATACTGGTACAGAGCACACACATACTACTACAAGATTAGTTAAGAACGGTAAGATTGCACGTGACACATTCGCTACAGTTGGAGATAAGGGACGCGGAAATGGTCCAAATGGTTTTAGAAACGAAATGATTGAATTCCCTAATGGTAAACGTGTAATCACACCAAATACAGATACTACTGCTTATTTACCTAAAGGCTCAAAAGTATATAACGGTGCACAAACTTATTCAATGTTAAACGGAACTCTTCCAAGATTTAGTTTAGGTACTATGTGGAAAGATATTAAGTCCGGTGCATCATCAGCATTTAACTGGACAAAAGATCAAATAGGTAAAGGTACCAAATGGCTTGGCGATAAAGTTGGCGATGTTTTAGATTTTATTGAAAATCCAGGAAAACTTTTAAATTATATACTTGAAGCTTTTGGAATTGATTTCAATTCTTTAACTAAAGGAATGGGAATTGCAGGCGACATAACAAAAGCTGCATGGTCTAAGATTAAGAAAAGTGCTACTGATTGGATAAAAGAAAATTTAGAAGCTATGGGCGGTGGCGATTTAGTCGGCGGAATATTAGACCCTGACAAAATTAATTATCATTATGGACGTACCGCAGCTTATACCGCTGCAACTGGAAGACCATTTCATGAAGGTGTCGATTTTCCATTTGTATATCAAGAAGTTAGAACGCCTATGGGTGGTAGACTTACAAGAATGCCGTTTATGTCTGGTGGTTATGGTAACTATGTAAAAATTACTAGTGGCGTTATCGATATGCTATTTGCGCATTTGAAAAACTTTAGCAAATCACCACCTAGTGGCACGATGGTAAAGCCCGGCGATGTTGTTGGTTTAACTGGTAATACCGGATTTAGTACAGGACCACACTTACATTTTGAAATGAGGAGAAACGGACGCCATTTTAACCCTGAACCATATTTAAGAAATGCAAAGAAAAAAGGTAGGTTATCAATTGGTGGCGGTGATGCTACTTCTGGAAGTGGTGCAACTTATGCCAGCCGAGTAATCCGACAAGCGCAAAGTATTTTAGGAGGACGTTATAAAGGTAAGTGGATTCATGACCAGATGATGCGAGTTGCAAAGCGTGAAAGCAACTATCAATCAAATGCAGTGAATAATTGGGATATTAATGCTCAAAGAGGAGACCCGTCTAGAGGATTATTCCAAATTATCGGCTCAACTTTTAGAGCTAACGCTAAACGAGGGTACACTAATTATAATAATCCAGTACATCAAGGTATCTCAGCAATGCAGTACATTGTTAGACGATATGGTTGGGGTGGTTTTAAACGTGCTGGTGATTACGCATATGCTACAGGTGGAAAAGTTTTTGATGGTTGGTATAACTTAGGTGAAGACGGTCATCCAGAATGGATTATTCCAACAGATCCAGCTCGTAGAAATGATGCAATGAAGATTTTGCATTATGCAGCAGCAGAAGTAAGAGGGAAAAAAGCGAGTAAAAATAAGCGTCCTAGCCAATTATCAGACTTAAACGGGTTTGATGATCCTAGCTTATTATTGAAAATGATTGAACAACAGCAACAACAAATAGCTTTATTACTGAAAATAGCACAATCTAACGATGTGATTGCAGATAAAGATTATCAGCCGATTATTGACGAATACGCTTTTGATAAAAAGGTGAACGCGTCTATAGAAAAGCGAGAAAGGCAAGAATCAACAAAAGTAAAGTTTAGAAAAGGAGGAATTGCTATTCAATGATAGACACTATTAAAGTGAACAACAAAACAATTCCTTGGTTGTATGTCGAAAGAGGGTTTGAAATACCCTCTTTTAATTATGTTTTAAAAACAGAAAATGTAGATGGACGTTCGGGGTCTATATATAAAGGGCGTAGGCTTGAATCTTATAGTTTTGATATACCTTTGGTGGTACGTAATGACTATTTATCTCACAACGGCATTAAAACACATGATGACGTCTTGAATGAATTAGTAAAGTTTTTTAACTACGAGGAACAAGTTAAATTACAATTCAAATCTAAAGATTGGTACTGGAACGCTTATTTCGAAGGACCAATAAAGCTGCACAAAGAATTTACAATACCTGTTAAGTTCACTATCAAAGTAGTACTAACAGACCCTTACAAATATTCAGTAACAGGAAATAAAAATACTGCGATTTCAGACCAAGTTTCAGTTGTAAATAGTGGGACTGCTGACACTCCTTTAATTGTTGAAGCCCGAGCAATTAAACCATCTAGTTACTTTATGATTACTAAAAATGATGAAGATTATTTTATGGTTGGTGATGATGAGGTAACCAAAGAAGTTAAGGATTACATGCCTCCTGTTTATCATAGTGAGTTTCGTGATTTCAAAGGTTGGACTAAGATGATTACTGAAGATATTCCAAGTAATGACTTAGGTGGTAAGGTCGGCGGTGACTTTGTGATATCCAATCTTGGCGAAGGATATAAAGCAACTAATTTTCCTGATGCAAAAGGTTGGGTTGGTGCTGGCACGAAACGAGGGCTCCCTAAAGCGATGACAGATTTTCAAATTACCTATAAATGTATTGTTGAACAAAAAGGTAAAGGTGCCGGAAGAACAGCACAACATATTTATGATAGTGATGGTAAGTTACTTGCTTCTATTGGTTATGAAAATAAATATCATGATAGAAAAATAGGACATATTGTTGTTACGTTGTATAACCAAAAAGGAGACCCCAAAAAGATATACGACTATCAGAATAAACCGATAATGTATAACTTGGACAGAATCGTTGTTTATATGCGGCTCAGAAGAGTAGGTAATAAATTTTCTATTAAAACTTGGAAATTTGATCACATTAAAGACCCAGATAGACGTAAACCTATTGATATGGATGAGAAAGAGTGGATAGATGGCGGTAAGTTTTATCAGCGTCCAGCTTCTATCATAGCTATCTATAGTGCGAAGTATAACGGTTATAAGTGGATGGAGATGAATGGATTAGGTTCATTCAATACGGAGATTCTACCGAAACCGAAAGGCGCAAGGGATGTCATTATACAAAAAGGTGATTTAGTGAAAATAGATATGCAAGCAAAAAGTGTTGTCATCAATGAGGAACCAATGTTGAGCGAGAAATCGTTTGGAAGTAATTATTTCAATGTTGATTCTGGGTACAGTGAATTAATCATACAACCTGAAAACGTCTTTGATACGACGGTTAAATGGCAAGATAGATATTTATAGAAAGGAGATGAGAGTGTGATACATGTTTTAGATTTTAACGACAAGATTATAGATTTCCTTTCTACTGATGACCCTTCCTTAGTTAGAGCGATTCATAAACGTAATGTTAATGACAATTCAGAAATGCTTGAACTGCTCATATCATCAGAAAGAGCTGAAAAGTTCCGTGAACGACATCGTGTTATTATAAGGGATTCAAACAAACAATGGCGTGAATTTATTATTAACTGGGTTCAAGATACGATGGACGGCTACACAGAGATAGAATGTATAGCGTCTTATCTTGCTGATATAACAACAGCTAAACCGTATGCACCAGGAAAATTTGAGAAAAAGACAACTTCAGAAGCATTGAAAGATGTGTTGAGCGATACAGGTTGGGAAGTTTCTGAACAAACCGAATACGATGGCTTACGTACTACGTCATGGACTTCTTATCAAACTAGATATGAAGTTTTAAAGCAATTATGTACAACCTATAAAATGGTTTTAGATTTTTATATTGAGCTTAGCTCTAATACCGTCAAAGGTAGATATGTAGTACTCAAAAAGAAAAACAGCTTATTCAAAGGTAAAGAAATTGAATATGGTAAAGATTTAGTCGGGTTAACTAGGAAGATTGATATGTCAGAAATCAAAACAGCATTAATTGCTGTGGGACCTGAAAATGACAAAGGGAAGCGTTTAGAGCTAGTTGTGACAGATGACGAAGCGCAAAGTCAATTCAACCTACCTATGCGCTATATTTGGGGGATATATGAACCACAATCAGATGATCAAAATATGAATGAAACACGATTAAGTTCTTTAGCCAAAACAGAGTTAAATAAACGTAAGTCGGCAGTTATGTCATATGAGATTACTTCTACTGATTTGGAAGTTACGTATCCGCACGAGATTATATCAATTGGCGATACAGTCAGAGTAAAACATAGAGATTTTAACCCGCCATTGTATGTAGAGGCAGAAGTTATTGCTGAAGAATATAACATAATTTCAGAAAATAGCACATATACATTCGGTCAACCTAAAGAGTTCAAAGAATCAGAATTACGAGAAGAGTTTAACAAGCGATTAAACCTAATACACCAAAAATTAAACGACAATATTAGCAATATCAATACTATAGTAAAAGATGTTGTAGATGGTGAATTAGAATACTTTGAACGCAAAATTCATAAAAGTGATACACCGCCAGAAAATCCAGTCAATGATACGCTTTGGTATGATACAAGTAACCCTGATGTTGCTGTCTTGCGTAGATATTGGAATGGTCGATGGATTGAAGCAACACCAAATGATGTTGAAAAATTAGGTGGTATAACAAGAGAGAAAGCGCTATTCAGTGAATTAAACAATATTTTTATTAATTTATCTATACAACACGCTAGTCTTTTGTCAGAAGCTACAGAATTACTGAATAGCGAGTACTTAGTAGATAATGATTTGAAAGCGGACTTACAAGCAAGTTTAGACGCTGTGATTGATGTTTATAATCAAATTAAAAATAATTTAGAATCTATGACACCCGAAACTGCAACGATTGGTCGGTTGGTAGATACAAAAACTTTATTTCTTGAGTATAGAAAGAAATTACAAGATGTTTATACAGATGTAGAAGATGTCAAAATCGCCATTTCAGATAGATTTAAATTATTACAGTCACAATACACTGATGAAAAATATAAAGAAGCGTTGGAAATAATAGCAACAAAATTTGGTTTAACGGTGAATGAAGATTTGCAGTTAGTCGGAGAACCTAATGTTGTTAAATCAGCTATTGAAGCAGCTAGAGAATCCACAAAAGAACAATTACGTGACTATGTAAAAACATCGGACTATAAAACAGACAAAGACGGTATTGTTGAACGTTTAGATACTGCTGAAGCTGAGAGAACGACTTTAAAAGGTGAAATCAAAGATAAAGTTACGTTAAACGAATATCGAAACGGATTGGAAGAACAAAAACAATATACTGATGACCAGTTAAGTGATTTGTCCAATAATCCTGAGATTAAAGCAAGTATTGAACAAGCAAATCAAGAAGCGCAAGAAGCTTTAAAATCATACATTGATGCTCAAGATAATCTTAAAGAGAAGGAATCGCAAGCGTATGCTGATGGTAAAATTTCGGAAGAAGAGCAACGCGCTATACAAGATGCTCAAGCTAAACTTGAAGAGGCAAAACAAAACGCAGAACTAAAGGCTAGAAACGCTGAAAAGAAAGCTAATGCTTATACAGACAACAAGGTCAAAGAAAGCACAGATGCACAGAGGAGAACACTGACTCGCTATGGTTCTCAAATTATACAAAATGGTAAGGAAATCAAATTAAGAACTACTAAAGAAGAGTTTAATGCAACCAATCGTACACTTTCAAATATATTAAACGAGATTGTCCAAAACGTTACAGATGGAACAACAATCAGATATGATGATAACGGAGTGGCTCAAGCTTTAAATGTGGGGCCACGTGGTATTAGATTAAATGCTGATAAAATTGATATTAACGGTAATAGAGAAATAAACCTTCTTATCCAAAATATGCGAGATAAAGTAGATAAAACCGATATTGTCAACAGCCTTAATTTATCAAGAGAGGGTCTTGATATCAATGTTAATAGAATTGGAATTAAAGGCGGTAACAATAACAGATATGTTCAAATACAGAATGATTCTATTGAACTAGGTGGTATTGTGCAACGAACTTGGAAAGGCAAACGATCAACCGATGATATATTCACACGTCTTAAAGATGGACATCTAAGGTTTAGAAATAATACCGCAGGCGGTTCACTTTATATGTCACATTTTGGTATTTCAACATATATTGATGGAGAAGGCGAAGACGGAGGTTCATCCGGTACTATTCAATGGTGGGATAAAACTTACAGTGATAGCGGTATGAATGGCATAACAATCAATTCCTATGGTGGTGTCGTTGCACTAACGTCAGATAATAATCGGGTTGTTCTGGAGTCTTACGCTTCATCGAATATCAAAAGCAAACAGGCACCGGTGTATTTATATCCAAACACAGACAAAGTGCCTGGATTAAACCGATTTGCATTCACGCTGTCTAATGCAGATAATGCTTATTCGAGTGACGGTTATATTATGTTTGGTTCTGATGAGAACTATGATTACGGTGCGGGTATCAGGTTTTCTAAAGAAAGAAATAAAGGTCTTGTTCAAATTGTTAATGGACGATATGCAACAGGTGGAGATACAACAATCGAAGCAGGGTATGGCAAATTTAATATGCTGAAACGACGTGATGGTAATAGGTATATTCATATACAGAGTACAGACCTACTGTCTGTAGGTTCAGATGATGCAGGAGATAGGATAGCTTCTAACTCAATTTATAGACGTACTTATTCGGCCGCAGCTAATTTGCATATTACTTCTGCTGGCACAATTGGGCGTTCGACATCAGCGCGTAAATACAAGTTATCTATCGAAAATCAATATAACGATAGAGATGAACAACTGGAACATTCAAAAGCTATTCTTAACTTACCTATTAGAACGTGGTTTGATAAAGCTGAGTCTGAAATTTTAGCTAGAGAGCTGAGAGAAGATAGAAAATTATCGGAAGACACCTATAAACTTGATAGATACGTAGGTTTGATTGCTGAAGAGGTGGAGAATTTAGGATTAAAAGAGTTTGTCACGTATGATGACAAAGGAGAAATTGAAGGTATAGCGTATGATCGTCTATGGATTCATCTTATCCCTGTTATCAAAGAACAACAACTAAGAATCAAGAAATTGGAGGAGTCAAAGAATGCAGGATAACAAACAAGGATTACAAGCTAATCCTGAATATACAATTCATTATTTATCACAGGAAATTATGAGGTTAACACAAGAAAACGCGATGTTAAAAGCGTATATACAAGAAAATAAAGAAAATCAACAATGTGCTGAGGAAGAGTAATCTTTAGCACTATTTTTATACAAAAATTTAAGGAGGTCATTTAATTATGGCAAAAGAAATTATCAACAATACAGAAAGGTTTATTTTAGTACAAATCGACAAAGAAGGTACAGAACGTGTAGTATATCAAGATTTCACAGGAAGTTTTACAACTTCTGAAATGGTTAACCATGCTCAAGATTTTAAATCTGAAGAAAACGCTAAGAAAATTGCGGAGACGTTAAATTTGTTATATCAATTAACTAACAAAAAACAACGTGTGAAAGTAGTTAAAGAAGTAGTTGAAAGATCAGATTTATCTCCAGAGGTAACAGTTAACACTGAAACAGTATGAAAAGCTATGAGTTAGATACTCATAATCTTTATTCTTTTAGAAAGCGGGTGTACTGAATTGGGGTGGTTCAAAAAACACGAACATGAATGGCGCATCAGAAGGTTAGAAGAGAATGATAAAACAATGCTCAGCACACTCAACGAAATTAAATTAGGTCAAAAAACCCAAGAGCAAGTTAACATTAAATTAGATAAAACCTTAGATGCTATTCAAAAAGAAAGAGAAATAGATGAAAAGAATAAGAAAGAAAATGATAAGAACATACGTGATATGAAAATGTGGGTGCTTGGTTTAGTTGGGACAATATTTGGGTCGCTAATTATAGCATTATTGCGTATGCTTATGGGCATATAAGAGAGGTGAATAAAATGTTTAAACTAATCTTTGGTTATAGTTTCTGGACATGTTTTTGGTTCGGTAAATGTAAATAAGTTTTAGTCAGTGCTTCGGTACTGACTTTTTATTTATTGTTGTAATTATGGTAATATGCAGAAGTGAGCAAGTTGGATAGATGGTGGCTATCTGAGTATAAGGAGGTGGTGCCTATGGTGGCATTACTGAAATCTTTAGAAAGGAGACGCCTAATGATTACAATTAGTACCATGTTGCAGTTTGGTTTATTCCTTATTGCATTGATAGGTCTAGTAATCAAGCTTATTGAATTAAGCAATAAAAAATAACCATCGCTAACTTTGGCTGGTTTCGATGGTTAAATGGTTATTAATTTAATCTTTAATCTAAAATAGCCACCGTCTTTTTAACGGGCTCATTAGGGTAACATGTTTGCGCATGTTGCCCTTTTTCTATATATAAATTAACACACCATAATATAAATATCAAATAGACGGCTTATTAGTCGTCTTTTTATTTTGGGTAAAAGGAGATAAGAATATGATTAATTGGAAAATTAGAATGAAACAAAAATCATTTTGGGTAGCGATATTGTCAGCTATCTTTTTATTTGCTCAAAACATCGCAAAAGCTATTGGGTATGATATCCAAGTTTATACAGAGCAATTAACAGACGGTTTAAACGCTATATTAGGATTTTTAGTATTAACTGGTGTGATTCAAGACCCGACTACTAAAGGTATAGGTGATAGCCACCAAGCTTTAGAATATGAAGAACCAAGAAGAAAATACTAGGAGGTAAAATAATGAAAACATACAGTGAAGCAAGAGCAAGGTTACGTTGGTATCAAGGTAGATATATTGATTTTGACGGTTGGTATGGTTACCAATGTGCAGATTTAGCAGTTGATTACATTTATTGGTTGTTAGAAATTAGAATGTGGGGAAATGCAAAAGATGCAATCAATAACGATTTTAAAAACATGGCAACAGTATATGAAAACACACCATCGTTTGTTCCACAAATAGGTGATGTGGCTGTATTTACCAAAGGAATATATAAACAATACGGTCATATTGGTTTAGTGTTTAATGGTGGTAATACAAACCAATTTTTAATTTTGGAACAGAACTATGACGGTAACGCAAATACGCCTGCAAAGTTACGTTGGGATAATTATTACGGCTGTACTCACTTTATTAGACCTAAGTATAAAAGTGAGGGCTTAATGAATAAGATCACAAATAAAGTTAAACCACCTGCTCAAAAAGCAGTCGGTAAATCTGCAAGTAAAATAACAGTTGGAAGTAAAGCGCCTTATAACCTTAAATGGTCAAAAGGTGCTTATTTTAATGCGAAAATCGACGGCTTAGGTGCTACTTCAGCCACTAGATACGGTGATAATCGTACTAACTATAGATTCGATGTTGGACAGGCTGTATACGCGCCTGGAACATTAATATATGTGTTTGAAATTATAGATGGTTGGTGTCGCATTTATTGGAACAATCATAATGAGTGGATATGGCATGAGAGATTGATTGTGAAAGAAGTGTTTTAATTCTTAGGTTAAAATGTTAAATATTTGTTAATTATTTTTTAATGTAATTTTAGTTTCTTTTAATATTTTATTGATTTTTAATATTTTCTCAATATAAAATGAAGTTGTTGATATTTATCATCTTAAATAAGGGTGTTAGCTATAAAAAGAGATAAATAAAAACAAATATATTATATTTGGAGGAAGCGCCATGCTCAAAAGAGGTTTATTATTTTTAACTGTTTTATTGTTATTATTCTCATTTTCTTCAATTACTAATGAGGTAAGTGCATCAAGTTCATTCGACAAAGGAAAATATAAAAAAGGCGATGACGCGAGTTATTTTGAACCAACAGGCCCGTATTTGATGGTAAATGTGACTGGAGTTGATGGTAAAGGAAATGAATTGCTATCCCCTCATTATGTCGAGTTTCCTATTAAACCTGGGACTACACTTACAAAAGAAAAAATTGAATACTATGTCGAATGGGCATTAGATGCGACAGCATATAAAGAGTTTAGAGTAGTTGAATTAGATCCAAGCGCAAAGATCGAAGTCACTTATTATGATAAGAATAAGAAAAAAGAAGAAACGAAGTCTTTCCCTATAACAGAAAAAGGTTTTGTTGTCCCAGATTTATCAGAGCATATTAAAAACCCTGGATTCAACTTAATTACAAAGGTTATTATAGAAAAGAAATAAAACAAAATAGTTGTTTATTATAGAAAGCAATGTCTTGATTGAATATGTGTAGTGAAAATTATCTTTCATCAAATTCTCATTCATGCACGAATGGTTCTTCCCCACCTAATCAGATATTAGGTGACTTATGGGGAGAAATCAGTTAGGATGAAAAAGTGGATAATCCTTTTTTAGGCAGGTACTTCGGTACTTGCCTATTTTTTTATGTTATAATCTTTCTAGACGTATTCAAGGGACGTCTAGAAAGATTGTATGTTATAGCTAGCTTTCGGGCTAGTTTTTTGTTATGATGTGTTACACATGCATCAACTATTTACATCTATCCTTGTTCACCCAAGCATGTCACTGGGTGTTTTTTCTTATGATAGAGAGCATAGTTTTCATACTACTCCCTCGTAGTATATATGACTTTAGCATTCCCGTATAATAGTTTACGGGGTGCTTTTTATGTTATAATTAACTGTATATAGTAGGAGTGAACTATATAGCCTGTTAAGTGGCCTAGTAACCTAACACTTATCCTGCAATTGATATCCTTTTTGCCCTTCACTCGATACATATATCTCAACAACATAGAAATATTACAGTCGCTACACCGCATCTTAAATGGTGTGGTTATTTTTATTGGAAGTGTGTATCAGGTATCAGTAATGTTAAAACACCAGCTAAAAATGAAAAGAATTCACCAGTGCCAGCAGGTTATACACTCGATAAAAACAATGTACCGTATAAAAAAGAGACTGGTTATTACACAGTTGCCAATGTTAAAGGTAATAACGTGAGGGATGGCTATTCAACTAATTCAAGAATTACAGGTGTATTACCCAATAACGCAACTATCAAATATGACGGCGCATATTGCATTAATGGCTATAGATGGATTACTTATATTGCTAATAGTGGACAACGTCGTTATATAGCGACAGGAGAGGTAGACAAGGCAGGTAATAGAATAAGCAGTTTTGGTAAGTTTAGTGCAGTTTGATAATTAGATATATAAAGGTTTGGCAAGTTATGAAATGTCTGCCAAACCTTTATATAAAAAAGAAATATCTACCTTTTAATTTATGTAACTACTATTAGTATGCATATTCATTAGTTTTTCCAGGACCATTAATTACATAAGATGATTTAGACTCTCCTTTTTTAAAGAAGTATGTTTTATACATTCTACCTAGTAACTCAACATTTTTTCTATCTTCAGCAAGTGGTGTATTCAGATATACTGTATAGTAACCTTTATTTTCAGTTAAAATAACCATTTTTTCAAATTGAGCAGAATTTTTTGTGCCTTTCTTTAAATAATTTCTCAAACGTTCATCTAATTTTCCTAGCGTTGTAGGAAGACCACTATTTTTAAATGATTCTTTATAAGCTTTTTCTTTCTCTAACATTTTCTTATTTGATTCTATTTCTTCATTTGTAGGAAACGGTTCAAAAGTAAAAGCTTTCGCTGAATGATGGTGTGTACTGATTCCTGCCGTTAAAAAACTTAATGCTAAAACTGTTGTTGCTAATTTCTTTTTCATAATGATGTTAATTCTCCTTAAATTCTATATTTAAATTTATAGTTAGTTTTGCGAAATTCCTAAAATGAGTTTAATCTAATCGACGAAATATATTAATTAACTTGAAATTAATAAAAGATTAATTATTTTTAACTAAAAATTAAAATTCAATTAGTGTTTTGATGAATTTGGTCTCGATAAATTGAAATAATCTAAAAAACGCTATAATTTTTCTATTAATAGTAATTAATATGTGCTATATTTATCTTAGACACAGCAATGTGTTCAAATTTTCATCTATTCATAAGCTAGCCTTCGGGCTAGTTTTTTTGTGCTATATATATTTGTTTTAATTAAATAAAATTAGATAATGCAATAGTAGCCATTTTATGTTAATATTACCTTGGGCGTTTTCAAGGAGCGCCTTTCATTTTTTATGTATTGCTCCCCTTCGGGCTAGTATATTAAATTTATTTTTGCGCTTTCCAAATCAATGTATATGTGTTATATTGTTTATGGGAAGTAGGTAAGCATTTCGGTGCTTACCTTTTTTTGTTTTTCTATAAATACAATAAGGTATGTCAATTTGATAATTTATTAATTTTCATTTAATAAGAAGATCTATATAGTTAATGAATAATTAATGTACTTTTTTTTAGTTAGTCATTAAAATAAATTAGTACTAATTACTAAGGAGAATAAAAAATGAAAATTAGAAAATCTATACTTGCGGGAACTTTAGCAATCGTTTTAGCATCACCACTAGTAACTAATCTAGATAAAAATGAGGCACAAGCTAGCACAAGCTTGCCAACATCGAATGAATATCAAAACGAAAAGTTAGCTAATGAATTAAAATCGTTATTAGATGAACTAAATGTTAATGAATTAGCTACTGGAAGTTTAAACACTTATTATAAGCGAACTATAAAAATTTCAGGTCAAAAAGCAATGTATGCTCTTAAGTCAAAAGACTTTAAGAAAATGTCAGAAGCAAAATATCAACTTCAAAAGATTTATAACGAAATTGACGAAGCACTAAAAAGTAAATATTAAAAAAACCACCCTTTTACGGGTGGTTTTAATTTTCTAGATAATATAAAAGTGTTCATAAATAAAACAGTATAGGCAAACAATAAAGTATTGAAAAAAGTAAGTTTAATATGAAAATTGTTAAATGAACGACATCTTTTGTTTTTATAAATATCAAGAAAATAATCAAACTCAAAATAAATAACGTAACTGTAGTCATAGGCGTCCATACATAATCAGCATTAGTCATTAAGAATGGTGCAGCCATTATGAAAAAATTTATAATGCAGATGAAATAGACAATTAGACTATAAATTAGATAAATAACAATACACACCCTTCATAAATAAATAATTTAAATCCTATATATTTTAACAAAAGTAACACACAGAAGTGTAGAAAATAAAAAATATTGGTAAATAAAATCAATAAGTTTAACCAATATGTTGCTCGCTTCATACCGTATATTGCAACAAAAATTCCGATTAAGAAAAATATAGCCCCTATGATAAAACAGAAATCCGATGCTGAATTATTAAAAAATGAGGTGTTTAGAGTTAGAAAATGAGTTAATGAGTTGACTATAACTAATAAGATATTAATTATATTTGTATGGTTCTTCACATGATACCTCCAAGTAAAAAAATCTAATTAATAAAGTGAATGCTTGATGAACAAGCAGTTATTCCAAACAGAATCAATAAGAAAAGTAGAATCAACATGCTAATGCCCCATAAACAACCCTTTTCACTTTCTCTATTATTAATTTCTTGACTTCTTTTAAAGATATTATTACTTTTACATTCTTTAGTTGTTTTAAATTTCACGTTTTTATTACTTCCTTTTGTCTAAAAGTTTACAATGAATTTTTGATTATAATAATATATTCAAAATAGTACTATCTAGTTTGATATGTCAAGCAATATTATTATAAAATTGGAATTCTGAGTTGTCTACTCTAATTTATTATATTTACCTATAAAAATACACCTCAAAAAATAGATTTTTCAGTCTAGCTTTTGGGGTGTACATTCCACACAAACATGTGATTATTTTGATGTTTCTATTAAACTTGTAATTTTAAATTTAAAGTCCCTAAAAAGTCCCTAAAATTTTATTTTATATGAGGTATTATTGATAATGATAAAGTTATAAACCTTGATATTATGCTGTTTTACTTTTTGAATGATAAGTAATTTTATGTTAAAAGTCTCCAATTCGGATACAATACGGTCGATAACATATAAACGTTATGACTGACTAATTTTAAATCAGTATCATCTTTCTTAGTTTCTGCTTTGGCACTATTGTCTGTCAGTGCCCCAATTAATAATAAATTTGCTAATGCAAGTGTTGCAGCTTTTTTTAGTGTGTTGGATTTTGTTTTTTTCACCATCAT